TAAAAGGATTTGAGCCAACACCTGTATATATATCCTGAAAGATTAACTCTTGGCTTTCTTTTTCAATAACGTAAAAGCCATTACGCTCTACATTGGGCTTGTCATATAAGCGGCACACAACCTCAAGTATCTTCACCTTATTGTCAGGAGAGCGTTGCATCTTCTCCATCATCGTAGGGCTTAGTATAGCCTTAGGATAAGCAATCGGTATGTCTTTGCATCTAAGCTCACGCTCACGATACACATGGTCAATGCGATCATCAGCACCATTCTCAAGAACAATCTGCGGCAACGGCACAGCATTAAACCTTACAGGATTTATTGCATCACCTTCTTCAACAAGAAGACAACCAGTACCTACAGCCAGATCAAGGAAACTTTCATGCGCCTCTTGTCCAAAGTTGGACTGTTGCAAAACCTCAAAGACGTATTCAGTAACCTCGTCTAGCTGATTGTCGATCTCCTCACGTTGGCTTTTATCTACCTCGCTACCAGATAGGAAGTCAGCCCATCTTGAGAAGTTAGGGCAGATGCCATTCTGTAACCTTGATGCAAACTCTTGCACGCCAACAACGGCAGTCTCATCAAAGATTTTATCATCACGCCTTTGTCCAGCAGACAGCTTGGTAAAGCCTTCACGCTGGGGAAGGGCATACTCGTAACATTCATCAAATAAAGATTCGAATAACTGGCGATGAGCTAGGGCTTTGCCATAGCGTGCCAGATACATTTTTGCAATCTGATCGTGCATTAGGCATCCCTATTGTAGTAGCCAATGCCACCGCTTGAACTTGTTAGCAGTGATCTTGCGCCTGTACCTTTTTTCTTCTTGCGAACTGTTTCTTCCAGAACCGTATCGCGCCGTGATGCTTTGTCGGCTGTCTCTTGAGCCATGCGTTCTTTGCGTTCTGCTTCAATAGAAGGATCAGGCGCTGGCATTTTGGGTTGTTTGAATACACACATAATTACCTCTTATAACGTGCATGAATGCTGGGCAACGCACAAATTACATTCTCGCCCATAGGCCAGCCCTACGTTGCTTTGGCTCTCTGGTGAATACATCAAAGTCTCTCTTGGCTTGGAACGGCTTGGCATTAGCCCCATGTCCCAGCACTTGCCTACCTTCACCAGCACCAAGCATTAAATATTGCAAAGCATCATGGATGTGAGAGAAGCGGTTCTTATCAGGGCGATCATCATAACGCTCACCTGATACCTGTATGCGTCTATACTGATAGCCACCCTCAAAGCCTTTGATTAGTTCTTTGCATCTAGGATCAATCAAGAACCCAGACAAACCTTCAGTCATGCGGGTGAGGGTAGAGCTAACGCTTTCCAAGCGCAGAGCAACATCATTACTTGGAGCAGGGCGTGCTTTAAGACCAGCACCACGCAATACTTGAAAGGGCGTTGACTCATCAGTCTGTGCGCGAAAGTCACCAGACGGATCACCAAAGATATTGATCTCACAGTTAGCATAGCGCACTGCAATCTCTTGGCGCAGTAGTTCAGCAAAGCGCACAATGCCCATATCAAAAGCAACTATCTCTTGTAAGATAAGCCAGCGACCACGCACCTTCTGACCGAACACGGCGGCTGGTGTTAGCCCAAAGTCCAAGCCAACATAGACAGGCATACCATCAGCTACAGGCACTTCTTCCCTAGCCACATGCTGTTCATGCGCAAACATATTATAGACTGGCTTACCATCCTGGATTGAGCCAAGGCGGTTCATTACATAAACATCAATCCAGCTTTTACCCTTACCTTGGATTAGATTAGGATAGTAGCTATCCATCATGTGTTTGCTGTTCTCGGCATCAGGGTTGGGCTTGTATTCTGATACATCACCATCCTTATCCTTGACCTCGATCATACCTGCTGGCTGTGTGTAGAAGTTCCAGTTGGTAGGCTTAACCATCATCTTGGCTTCGTCTTTGTTGATGTGGTCAGGGATAGGAACTTCACCAGACATGATAGGCCACCAGTGATCTTCCTCTGGTGCATTGGTATCAGCAATCACACCAGTCCATGATGCACCACCCTCACGCATAGAGGGGAAGCGACCAACACGCATAGTACAGGCATCAATAATTGATTTGGGTATCTCCCTAGCCTCATTGATCCAGATGCCAGTAAGCTCAAGGGACAACAGCTTCTTGACATCCTCAGGTCGGTCAAGGGCTAGGAAGATAACTTCTAAATCAAGATCACCTTTTTTAATGTGGTGTGTGTATGGTACTGACCATAAGAACTTTCCCCACTCATTCTCAGGAAACCAATCAAGCCATGTCTTGATCGTGGTAGTTCTAAGCTGTGGATTTGTATTACGGATGATTGCCCATCTGCTTCTACGGATGCCATCAGGGTTTTGTTTCTGCCCAAGTGCGCGGCGAAACACCTCAACACAACAGGCCACAGACTTACCAGAACCAACCGCACCTCGTATGCCGCGAAAGAATGTATCGTCCTTCATAAAAGATTTAAGGACTTCACCATCAGGCTTGTACTTAAAGTTCATTTACTTTGTAGTCCTTACCTACCTTGATAAGACTGGCAACAGTCTCAGGGGCAACAGCCGCAATCATTTTGTCTGCTTCATAGTCAGTACAAAATTCTTTTGGGTAATGCTTGAAGTGAACCTTCTTCACGATCTTGCGAAGTAGTTCACGCTCCTCAACCTTTAGGGTGTGCATAAAACTCATCTGTAACGCTTTGCAGTTTTGGCGGCAGAAGCAGGTTGCTTTGAGTGTTGCTTGCCAGCCTTGGTGTCCTTGCGCTTCTTCGCGCTAGTAGCTTTATACTGTGATGATGACATTGCTTTGATTGCTTTGCGCGGCAAGTATCTCTCACCTGTTGCTTTAGAACCTTGTGTTGAAGGCTTGCCGCTTTTGGTTGTCCAGTCTTGTTTAGTCCAATTAACAAGTGAGCGTTGTGATTTAGCTTTAGCCACGATACCCACCACCATTTTTCTTATAGGTAAGAGCAAGCAGTTGTGCTTTACGCGCAGACCATTGACCTGCTTTACCGCCTTTAGTGCCAGCCTTGATCCTGTTAAACAGGCGCTTTCTCATTGTAGGTTTTGTGTAATTACCAGCCGCATTAACTGCCATGCTAACCTCCTAACATTGAACGGCGACCAGAGCCGCTACTAGCTGAACCAGACTTTCTACGAAGTGGGATTAATGAAGCACGCCTAGAGCCAGAAGATGTATCGACTATCATTTCTGTTTCTTCTTCTTTTTCTTTAATGCGTTCTAAAACTTCTGGTGCTGTTTCATCATCGCGTTCGCTATTGGCTTGGCTGTCTCTGTTAAAGTCACCAACAGGGTCACGCCCTGTGAGAATGCCATTACGTCTTGAGCCAACAACATTACCAGCCGCATCACGCACAGGCGTACCACCAGCTTTTAGATCGCGTACGATAAAGTCTGCAAAGAAGTTGCCCATGACCATGCCAAGCGTTGAGACATAGCTTAGAGGGCGTAAAGATTTTTCTAGCGTGGTTGACTCAGCAAGCTTGTTCTTGCGTCTGGTTATGCGTGCTTGCACTTCCTCGGCAGGTGTAGGCGGGGTGTACATGCCGTAGTCGTCATTGGTGTTTGTATTGTTACTGCCACCACTATCATAGCCGCCGCCAAGACCACTGTAATCACTTCCAGATTCATAGCTATGACCTGCACCAAAGCCGCCATCATAATCCCTTCTGCCCATTTACTTCTTTCCTTTACCACTCTTTTTCATAGGTGATTTTTTAGCTGAAGCTTTCTTTGAAGCCGCTATACCTGCTTTTGTATATGGATATGTTTTGTTACCAACCTTAGGCATTTGCCTTATTCCTTTTGCTAATAGCTTTCCCCTTACGCACAGCGTCAGATTTAGACGAAGCGCCCCACGCTCTGAGGGAGAGAAGCAGTCGCGTGGGGCGTCCCTTGGAGTCACGTTCAGCACCAGCCATCTTGCCCATGCGTTGCAAGAAAGATGCGCGTCTTGGATTATCGCCAGACTTTACAGGAGGCTTTAAAGTCCCTTTCTTGTAAGAGGCACGCCCTTTTGCATTCAAGCCGCCCTTAGGGTTCTTACCCTCTTTACGTGTCCAAGCTGGTGTCTTTGCCATTATGCAACCTCAGTAGTGTATTGCTTGCCTTGCCATTCAAATTGTTTGGCACCTGCTTTTCTGTTTCTTGCAAATGCAGCACTAAAAGATTCACCCTCAATAGATGAAATTTTTTCACGCATAGGCTTTGAAGTAGGTAACGGCATTGAAGATGCAGGTGTTTCATCTGCCTCTGCTGATGGAAAGATTGCTTCCATAGCCATGTCTAATAAGCCTTTACGCTCATCATCCATAGGAGTGCTTGGGAATACAGGCTCTACATTCTCATCCTCAAACCAAGTAGGGCGAGGGGATGGTCTTACATTATCAACCTTATCTTCTCTTGGAATATGAAGCTTGGTGTATTGTGCGCCACCTTCTTCTGGGCTTTCTTGATCTGACATAAATATACCACCAAACATTCTTGCTATTGAATGCGGGTGCATAGTCATAATACTTCCACCAACCCCAGCCGCCATCTGCGTTGCAGAGTTGCTATAGAGTGTTTTGATTGTAGACTCCTCAAAGCCCATATCCTGTAACGCCTCGGTTACTTCGGGGGCATACTGCTCTAAAAATTTTTGATTGCTTGCAAAGTCGTACTTGTCAGTGATGTCATAACTACCGTCATCATTACGCGTGACTAAGAACTTGCCTAACACCATCTTAATGTCAGTAGGAATGCCATCATACTCGCGAGTGCCATAAAAGGAACTCTGCTTAAACAAATCATTGACCATGGCATAATCAACACCACCAGCCTTCAACATACGTAAACGCTCTGGGTCGTTAGTAGAATTTATATGTGATTGTGTTATTGCGTCACTGCCATAGTAATGGTCAAGCGTCTTGCGCAGTACAGCTATAAACTCAGGTGACACAGACTTATTCAAGTCCATTTCGTCAGAGTCCATGAACTCAGGCAAGATAGAATTAAATGCCGCCTTCAAGAATACAGATTGATAATCATTTAACAGTGCCATGCGCATAATATCAGACAACATACCTGATCTGCACAACGCACATTCTTTGCGAGCCTTGAGAGAATAAAATGCTTGGGTAAGACCTATTGCATATGGCCTGCCCCTGTTTTTCCCCCCACCCCCTCGCTCAAGTGCGTTGCGCTAGCCTAAATCTATGCTCACCTGTATGTCACCCGCATGTAGGTGCATGTGTTTGTCTGGGGCTTTATAGCCAGCCCTATCTAGTATATCCTTGCTTGCCTCTAGCTGGACGTACTCAGACTTAGCACCTTG